GCTTCCTGTGGAGCTACTTGCATGTTGTTAGAGTTCAAGTGTTTTTCTATCCATGGAATTGGATGGTTCAATTTAGTGGTATCGGTAATCAAACCTGCATTACGTTTTGTTCTTGTTCCAAAGAAATCAACGGTATCACAGATGATACCTTCATTCAGACCAATAATCGAACCATCTTTGAATAGGTAATTGCCCCAGTCTTTCTCTTGATCACATGCACTATCAATAATCTTGATTGCTCTTTCACGATTATCACCAATGATTTGAATGAACTCTGGATCATCTTTTGGTAAAAGTTTCAGAACATGTTGAACAAAAGCTAAATGTTGGATTTCATCACGAGCAATCAACTTGACAATTTTACCTGAGCCTTCAACAAGTGCTCTTTCGTTGAATGAGAACGTACAAGCAAAAGACACATAGAAACGAATTGCTTCAAGTGCATTTGCTGCTATCAATGCTAAGTAAAGATTTTCTTTGGTTTGATTAGATACCATTGCATCATAAGCAGACGTAATATCATGAGCACAATCAGCTATGGCTTGAATAGATGGCATTTCATCAATGATGACTTTAGGGTCTGGATAAATTGCACGAATTATGTGGGTATACGATTGCGAGTGAATACTCTCAAAGAAAGACCAAGTCAATAAACAATTTTCTAATGACGGGTCAGAACACACTGGAAGAAATGTCAAAACTGGGGCTCTTCCTTGAATACTATCAAGTAAGATCTGTCTTTTAAGATTTTCGGTAAAGACAAATTGTTCAACATCTGTCATTGAATTGAATGATCTTTTTTCTTGAGACATATCTATTTCAATAGGTCTCCAGTAGAAAGATTGCATCTTTTCATTTAGTTTATCAAGAATTGGATACCTTACAGTATCGTATCTTGATATGCCGTGACCTGCTTCTCCAAAGAATAATTTATCAGAATGAACGTTTAGATTTAGAACTGAATTTGGCATAGTATTTCTTTTATTATCTCATATTAGGTTTATGTTGATTTTTATTTTGAGTAAAATCGTAAATTTGTTTTTGAGTTTGTTTTGGAATATAGTTAGATAAAATTACTATTGCTTCTCCACCATTTTGTAACCTGATATCTTTGAATACTGTTCCGAAATGTTTAGAAAATTTATCAGCCATTCTTCCATATAGTTTCATTCTTGATGCAATATTGTCAATAGCAATAAACAATATTGCATCAATATCAAATTGAATAAGTTTTTCAGATAAAGAATTTTGAATAGTTCCAATGACTTGATTTTTATAATTAGAAGGAGTTAAGTTAGTAGTAGGTTGTCCATTGACAATTACTTCAAAACTAACATTCACACAATTATATTCTTTTGAACTAAATTCATATCCAAAAGTTTCAAACTTTATTAGATAATCATATTCAGGACTTGAAAATGTTCCAACAATTCCATTATCTACTTCTTTCCATTCTATTGGAAATGGTGCTTCATTTAGTTGCCAATCTGAAAATACTGGAGGATAAACATAATTTTCTTTCAACCCTTCATAATGTCTGGTAATACCATATCTAGAAATATCTTGAAGAATGATTGGTTTTATGTTTATAAGTTTCATATTTTACAAGCACCACCAGCGCACCCGTCATCTTCTTCTAAATCATCACCTGCTCCATCTCGTACTTGATTATAATAGAACCCTTTGATGCCATTCTTATAAGCAAAGATAAGATCATCAATCAGTCTTGACATAGTAATCTCACCTTTAGAAGGATCATAAGAAGTATTACAACTAATACCTTGGTCAATATGGGATTGAAAAACTGCAACAGTTTTTAGGTAATCACGACTTGCAACTTCCCATAAAGTTTGATATGCATGATTGAGACGAGTGAACTCTGGAACTACTTGTGGTGGTACTCCATCTTTTGAACCTTTGATAGTGATTAGGTCTCGTGGTGGTTCAATACCATTTGTTTCATTTGCTAATTGAGATGAAGTTTCTGAAGGCATCAGCGCAGAAAGAGTTGCATTTCTAATGCCATATGTTTTCAAATCTTCTTTGAGTTTATCCCAATTACATGTTGGTTCAGCTAAAGCAATTTTTGATTGATCACGAGGAACAATGCCATCATGATAACGAGTTCTTTCAGCTATTGGGCCAAACTCTTTTGCTAATTCTACCGAAGCTTCAGTAAGATAGAACGTTTGTTTCTCAATCATCATTTCAGTATTTTTAAGAGCATCTTCAGCACCCCACAACATACGAGCTTTTGCTAACCAGTGTGCATAACCAATAACACCTATTCCTAATGGACGATAAAGTTTAGTTGTCCGTTCAGCAGCTTCAACTGGATACTTTTGATAATCCAATAATGCATCAAGAGCTCTAACAAGAATATGGCAACAGTCACGAAGAATACGTTCTTCTTTTTCTGATAATGATTTTGAATACTTACCCCAATTATTTGCAGCTAATGTGCAAAGAGGTAATAACGAATTGTCATATCCTAATGGTTTTGATGCAAGATATATCTCAAGACAATTATGAATAAGAATTTGATTTGCATAAAAATTATGATTATCTTTTACAGTAATATCATAAACTGGTATTTCTTCTTCTAAATATTCAATTTCAATCATTTATTTTCCTTTTTACTCTTGTCATTGTGTGTATATCAAAATTTTCTGGTTTTACTAAAGTTATTTTATTAGTTTCATTCATAATCACTTTTATTTTACCAATATTTGCATTTCTTATCTTCTGTTTGTATTCATCATCTCTATAATATGGATTATAAATAAGTCCGGTAATTTGTTCAACTTCTTTTGCTAAATTTGCATATTTACCACCAAATCTAAATGAAGTAAAATGTTTAGGGATATGATAACCTTTTGTTTTAGCAAAAGAACAAAAGCGAGATTTTCTTGGAATATATCCTTTTTCTTTTGATAAATCTACTAAAAGATTTATCATATCTTCATTTGTAGTAGTTCCAGCATTTGAATTATTTAGACCTTGGCTACGTAATCGTTGTTTTTCAACCCAAGTTTCATAGTTTGTTACTATCCATCCCCCACATCCTCCAGGTTTTGCGTTATAACCTTTTCCTGAGATTATCAGATTTTCATCAATTATTATTTTAGCTTCATATTCACGAACTAAATCTAAATTATCATCTTCAAAAATAACTTCTTTTGACCATGGATCAGGACCATATTTTCGAATAGCTGAATGAAATCTAAATTTACTTCCATTTTTTGCTGCAGAAAGATGACGTTTCCATCGATGTTCTAAATCATAAATTGTTTGACCAACATAACATTTATTATTGATAGTATTAGTAATTTTATAAACGATTGCCATTTTGATAATCCTGAGGTAAATATATTTCAGTATTATTTATTGGCAATTGAAATATCTTTACTCTATAACTAAAATATCATTTGATAATAAATCTTTTGCTTCTACATATCCTCTATTTTTAGTATAAACTTTATGTTCAGGAGTACATACTAATGATTTACCGGTTTCAGTATCTTTTATGCGAAGAACTTTTGCTTTTTTGCTAGTTTGAGCAAAGGCTTTTATTTCTTTGAACTCACTTTCCCCTTTCTTATTATTTCTTGACCATACTTTTAGTTTTTCGCTACCATATTTAGATAACTCGTCAATTCTAATATCTTCAATTGATCCATCATTTCGTTGAATAGTAATAGTAGTATCACCAGCTACACAAAGATTAGTCATGACAACTGGATCATAGAACGGAGTTTGAGAATTGACATTGTCAGCATTGAAGATATAAATGCGAGATGTTTCAAATCTTTCATTCATGATTTTTGAAAAGAACTCTACTGCAGGAATTGTCTTTTTGACTACTTTATTGGAATGTTCATACTTTACATAAAGTTCTTCAAACTTTTCAATATCACTGCTATAGAATGCATCATACAAATCTTCTACTTCTTCAGGTGAAAACAAAGTAATGTTTCCACCTTCTGCTAATCTCTTATAGAACAAATGATGTAATGCTATTGCATAATCCATTGTCCTTACACGAGTTTCTTCAGTTCCTTTATTATTTTTCAGTTCAATCAATCGTTCAAATTCTAAATGCCATCCTGGATAATTTGCAGTTCCAGAAGCACCTCTTACAGCACCTTGAGAGCAACATTTCAAATCAGCATTTAGCTTTTTCAGAAACGGAATAACACCAGTAGTAATTGCATCTCCATTTCTAACTGGTTGCCCTTCGGCTCGTAATCTTCCAATGTTCAATCCAATACCAGCTTTCTGGGATGCATAATCAACAATAGCATTTCCTGTTGCTTTGATAGAATGTAAGCTATCGCCACAATCAATAATGGTACATGATGAGAACTGTTTGACATTAGTTCTCAATCCAGCCATAATTGGAGTAGGAAGTGAGAAATAATGTTGAGATGCTAAATCATAAAACTTTTGAATATACTTCATTCGAGTTTCTTTTGGATATTTTCCAAATAGAATAGCAGGAACAAGAATATACGGGAATTGAAACGACTCATAAATTTGTTTGGTTTTGCGATTTTGAACAAGATACTTCTTTCTCATTTGTTCAGCACCAGCATATCTAAACAAATCATCTCTATCATGATCAATGAAACTATTTAGAATATCAAATTCTTCTTCAGTGTACAGTTCTAAAAGTTCTGATGTATAAACCCCTAAACCAACATTTCGTTTCACTACTTCATATAAATGAGGTGGGTTATTTGATCCAAAAGCTTCTTTACGAACTGCTAACCAAACTAATCTTGCTGCAACATGATCATAATTTGGATGATCTTCTGAAATCAAATCTGCTGAAGCTTTGATGATCATCTCATGAATTGCTTTAGTTTTGATTTTGGAAAAGAAATGCGGGTTCGCAGTCATTTCTATTTGAGAAACAGATACACCTTTGATAGGTTGAAATCCATTATCCCCATTCACTGACCACTCAATAACAGCATGAAGTTTCGATAAATCTAATGGTTCAGTATGGCCGTTTCTTTTAGTGACTAACATGGAATAGCTTATCTCCGTATATGAAATTTGTTTTTATGCGATGAACTGTTCTACTTTTTCAATTCGAGCTAACCAACCCTCTAAGAATACTTGTTGTGAAGGTTTTCGTTCGGCAATTGCTTTGAAGAACTGTTTTCTAATTTTGTTTTGTTTTCTTGCTAAATCGAATGGATTGTTATCATTGATAACATTCAAAGTATTTGGACCGATTATTCCATCTACATCTACACCTAATGCTTCTTGTAGCATTTTAGCTGCTCGACCTACACCATGATTGACTGCTGCATCAAAATGAACTTCTGCTAATGGCGATTGAAGTTTATCACATTTAGCAATAAGCCAATAGTTTTTGAAATAGATGACCTTTGCTTCATGTAATGTCATCTTTTTGATATTTACTTGAGGATTTGAATTCTTTGCAATCCCAAATTTTGTTTCTCCGCCTGTATCAGAAACATGATTGACATATCCTGTCTTTTTCTTTTGAGATTTAGTTTCACATAAACCCATTATAACTTCTGGATCATTTGGATCATACCACGGTCCAATCTCCTGTTTCATTGTAAAGTGAAACGCTTTCTCAAATTCTTCTGAAAAAATCTCCATATGTTCTATACTCCCGTTCTTTGTTATTTAGTACAGAAGTATTTATCATGGAGATTTTAATGGAGATTTTATATGAGGTCACCATATAACATATTATCAAGATGTTTGTAAAGATCATGTGGACCAATTACAACATTCATAATTGTTTTTTGACCATCATCTAAAATTATATCTCCAACAGGATGACACAGGGCAGTTCCCTTTTGAAGCATTGGATGAGTTATTTGTTCATCAGATATTACATCAATTACTTTTACTGAAGTTGTTCTAAACTTGGAGTCAGCAGGTGTCATAACTAATGGAAATGCTTCAACAGTAATACAATCCGCTATTGGCATATAATCAAGTTTCTGAGTATCGTTATCAGATACCATAATATACCATGTATAAGGTATTCTAAATTGAAGTCCATTTACTTCAAGTAAAATCATTGTACCTGTAGTTTCTTCTAAATAGAATAATGGATGCAATGTAAAATCTAACAATGATGAAGTAAAAGCCCAAAAGAACTTTGGAACTATAGGTGCATTTGATGTTTCAATCAAATAAGGTTTTGAATATTCAGTTAGTATTAGCATATATGTTATGATATTTTTATGTTATGAGTTTTTGATATTGCATATTTTGCTTCTTTATACCATTTTGCCCGGTCACGTGAATGAGCTTTTGACCATTTTAAGTCTGCAAATATGTCAATGACTTTTACTTCCTTTTTATCTGAAGCCAATCTAGTTCCTCGGCCAATTGATTGAATTGCTTTGATGAATGACTTCCCTGCATCAACTACTATCAGACATTTTACTCTATCAATGCTAATACCTGTTGATGCTATACCAGATGTTGCAATGACAATCATATCATTCTGAGTTTCAAAAAGATCATATTGGGTTTTTCTATCTTTCTTTTTTGAAGCTCCATATAAGAAGACTGCATTTCCACCTACCGCTTCTGTTAGCTTTTCACCGAATGGAACTGAATTGACAAGAACTAATGTATTACCATATTGTTCAGCATGCTGTATGATAAGACCTGCTATTACTTCAATACGATCTTGATTTTTTGATAAGTAAGTTTTTTCAGCAGCATAATCAGGGAACTGTTCTTTACTTGATTGTTTCAAACAAATCTGTTCAATATCCACTTCGGCAAGATAACCGTTATCAATCAACCATCGTGCGGGAATTTCAATTAGGATATCGCCAATTGATGAATTGAGTGACATTTGGTCAGCTTCAGGTTTAGGGAATGTTCCAGTTACTCCAAACTTGAAGGGGATATGCGAGCCGTGTTCATTCAATAGTTGTTGTGCTATGTTAGCCTTACAACCATGACATTCGTCCCATATAAGAGCTTGGAATGTTGAAAGAACTCGTGGATTATACTGAAGTGCTTGCCAGGTTGCCACAACGTTCAAATGATCAACATCTTTGTTATCTCCAGAATAAGTTCCGGTGTCTAACCCAATGACATCTCGATAGAACTCAACTGTTTGATCGACAAGGTCAGAAGATGGCACAATCGTAATGCATTTATACCCGGCTGATGAAAATGCATGTGAAATGCCAGCAGTCATCGAAGTTTTACCTGCTCCGGTTCCTGCGATAATGAAGCCGCCTCCATTCTCAATACATAAGTTGATTGATTGAGTTTGATAAGGTCTTAAGTAAAATTCGATTTCACGGTCAACATCGACAAACATATCATCGGAAATAAGAGGAGGGTGTTCAAAGTATTGACGTTTGTCAATAAGTTCAATTTCATAACCCCACTTTTCTATCAAGGGTATCATTCGTGATAATAACTTGACTTGAGTTTTACCCGTCTTTTCGAAGAAACGAATTCTTCCATCCCAACGTCCAAGTTTGAACATTGGCATATGTCTATACCCATCGACAAATGGAGCAAACATTTCCCATAACATATCAATATGAAACTTGTCTAATCCCTGTATTGAACACCATACTTCATTTTGTATAGTTATCTTAACATTATTCATAATACATATTCTTCCAATGATGCAATTGCTAATTTAGTAATATGGCCTACTTGCCAATTCATTATGTTAAGACCTTCAATAATAGCTTCCATCTTTTTTCTTAGAAAAGATATCTCTAAAATAAGTTCAGACATTTCAACATATTCAACATCCCCCTTGATATATTGTTTGATATCAGTTTGAGATAAATGACGAGAGTGACCTTCATTTAGAGATTTGTATCTAAGACCTTCTATTTTATCACGTCGGATTGATAATAGTTCTTCTATACTCTTAAGTTCTGCTTCATATGTTTTGAATTCTGCAATTCTCTTTGGGATATTCTGACAAATCTCAACAAGTTTCCTACCTTCTAAAGTAAAGAATGGTTTTACTTCAGTAATCTTAGCTTTATAAGTTTCAATATAGTCTAAAACTAGATGAACATTTTCTGCAATAGGAGATAGGAATGTCATATGCTTATTCAGAGATTGATATTAATTCAACAGTATCATTATCTTCATGTGAAAAATCTAATAAATCAGTTTCGGTCAATTCCATTTTGTCAATTGCAATTGACTCATGTTCTAGAATAATTGGATGAGATAATAGTTTTTGAACAAGTTCTTCATTTAGCTGTTTCTTTTGAAATTTCACAAGTTCATTTGGTAATTGACATGAATACCAAGCACCAGCTTTAGACACAACTCCATCAACTTCAAGTAAATCAAGTAATCCCGAATACGGAGACATACCACTTGAATAAGGAACTTCAAGTTCTACTTTTGAACCAAGTTTTGCAAAACGTGATTTGTAAGTTTCAACTCGCATTCTTACACCAACTACTTCACTTTCTTCTTTCAATTTCAATCTTGTTACCAGACCAATAATTGATGGGAAGAACTTAGTGCTGTTTGTAATTGTCCATAAACCATCTCCAGCTAAAACATCAGCGGGATATACATGGTCAGTTACTAGAATTGTAATTGGAAGTTTAGTGATTGATGACAACATCATTCGCAACATCATCTTTGAACGTTTAGCTCTTTGACCCTGGTCACCTTTAGTCGTGCCATCTTTTGAATAATTTTCGATTTCGGTTGATGTTGAAAGCATTGCAATACTGTCAAGAACCATGACAATACGAGGTGCATCATAATTTGCACGGCCATACTCTTTTTCGTATCCAGAGAAAAAGTCAGAACATACACTATTCACATCTTCCATCATTCCGACCTGAATGTATGTAAGTTTATCTTCAGAAATATCAACACCGATTTTAGTCAAGAACTCTGTATCAAGTGCATTCTCTGAGTCTAAAATGACAAGATGAGCTCCTTCTTTTTGAGCTTGTGCTAATACGTTTGATGATAAGAAACTTTTACCTGCTCCAGATGGTCCAACAAATGCAGTGATACGACCTTCAGGAATAGCACGGAAATAAGAACCTGTTAAGATTTTGTTTAGTGCATAATTGCCTGAAGAATACCATTTTTTTGGAGCACTAATACCAACATTTACTGTCTTTAGTTTTTCAATGTTCTTTTTGAAATCCTTTAGAAACTTTAAGTCATTTGACATGATTTATCCTCTTTTGTCATTTAGAAAGAAAAGGAGTGAGTAATATGATTTACCCACTCCTTACTATTTGCGTCGTCCTGATTGATCTTATTCAGCTTCTGCCGTTTTAGCAGCTTTAGCACGAGCACGTAATGCAGCAAGAGCAGAAGAACCTGAAGTTGGAGCTTCACTTGTTGCCGTCGTCGCAGTCACTGGTGTAGATGCCTCTATGACAGGGGTTGCTACATTTGGTGTAGCAGACGGCTCAACAGGAGTAGCAGCTGGGGTGCTTTGTGTAGATGCTACAGGAATACTTGCTCCAGTAAGATCAGCATTCAACATTGCTTCAAGTTCTGCACGAGGTACTTGTTTACGACGTTGCTCTTTCAAATCCATCAAATCAAGTTTATCGATCAAATCTTCATCAACATTTGTTTGTTTAGGTGCAAAAGAACTTGTTCCATAATCAGCATATTGACCTGATTTGGTTTTCTTGATCCTAAAGTTATAACCACCAATCAATGAATATGGTTCAACTTCTAAATCACCGGATTGAAAAGCTGATTGGATTAGTTTGAAGATTTTTGGACCAAAGTCAATTAGTTTGATTATTTGTTCAGCATCATGTTCAATTGGACTTTCAATAACAATAACCTGTCCAATATAAGAAAGTTTTCTATAGTATTTTTTACCAAGATCTTCATTCTTTTCATCATAGTATTTTTTTGATAATTCACAAATTGGGCAAGACTCACCATACATTTTACCACAAGCAACAGTCGTTCTTTGTCCATTGATATTCAATTCATGAACATGATTTTCTACTAAGAAACCTAATGGATTATCTTCATCTAAATCTGGTAAGAAACGTACAACGGCTGTTTGATTTTCTTGCATTTTCCAAAACGGATAAAACTTTTTCCAAGAGTCATCATTTGAAGAAGAGGTAGTTTTTGCGGCGAAGGCTGCTTTTAGAGCTTCAAGTTTGTTTGACATATATAAAATTCCTATAAAGTAATAAAGTTTGAATGAAACAAAAGTATTCAAAAGTATAAGGCAAAAAACCATATACAAATCTATTTATAGATTTTGAATTATTAAGATTTATTTTACAACGGATTATGACAAAGACACTATGTCATCGAATAGTGTCTTTATTCATCGAGGGGGAGTGGTACAACGTAGGAAGAAGTCTATTATATCAAATCAATGTTTGATTGTAAATAGATTTCTTTATAGAACTTGCATCCAATCATTAGATTGAAATGCCACAATATCTTTAGGTGTTTCAATGGTCCAATCATCTTTTAGTTTTCTAGCTTCATCTTTGGCGTTATACTTGACACACGAAAATCCTTCTTTAGTAGTAATGTACTCTCCACCCCTCTTTGCATGATATGTCTTAGGGTCAAGAAACCGTTCAAGTTCATTTTCAGGATCGCCGTGAATGCTATACATTTCACGAATGACATCATTATTACGTGGAGCACTTGTCCCAGTCCAACAGAACTCATTATGTAACCAATCTTTAGAAGGTAATCTTGGATCATCTACAACAAACCATCTTCGAATATACCCGTCTTCTTCCTGAGTAAAAAGAACACCTTCAACAAGTCCATCACGGAAAAACCTTTTACGAGCTTCCTCAAGATTTTCCGACCACATATTGACACATCTAATAGAAGCTCCCGCAAATTCGTCTTCTCTAGAGGTCCAAAAGCTAAAGTAATTGCCAAAAGATTTTGGGTATTCGCTTTTACCTATACCTACTAACGATTGCATTCCAACAACCGCTTGGATTTTTGTTCTTATTCCATTGTTCATGATTTAGCAACCTCGTCAAAATCAAAAGAAAATGTATATGACATTGCATCAACTTCAGTGCCTATTAGTGGAGTTGATATCCTAAAGTACTGTTACTGTACTGAACGTTCAGAGATTTGTTTATCACTACGAGTTGATTGACGGTTCAAACATACTTGATATGGTATTGCAAAATGAACAGCAAAAACATTATAGCCATGTTGTCTGGCTAGAGTAATCCAACGACGACGGGATTTAGCTGACACATTGGAAATATCGACAAAGATATTGAACCTTTCTTGTACAAGAGACGAAAACTCTTTCAAGCAATAAGCATCAAACTCTTTCTCTACTTGCTTATCTTCATTTCGGTGAATGTAATTCCATGCAACATCATAGATTGGTTCATTACCTGTTTGAGCACCATAAAATGCAAGTCGAAGATCATCTAAACTAAACAGATATTCACTTGGTCCATCAGCATCATCATAAGAAAACCTTTCCATAAAGTATGTCGATTTACCAGAACCTGATGCACCAATTGCAAGAATAATATATGGAACTCCACGATTGAAGATTTCGCCTACTTCTTTAGTTTGAACTGATTGAAACTGTGAAATCCATTCTTCTACTCGTGTGTAAGTTCCATCAGGATCATCACTTATTCTTCCATGTGCATCTGAACGAAGAACGTCGAAATAAGCTTCTTCTAGTTCTTCACCACCAAGAAAACGAATGTGAGTTTTTAGTGCTATCAATTTATCTTTACCGGTTTTTTCATATGGTAAATGATGCTCAATCAAACACTTAACTTTTTCAATCATTGACCAATTGACTGCTTGACCCAAGTCTTTTTCCAATTCTTGCCAATGAGTTAGGATGTAATCTTCAAACACTCGAGCTGACATTTGTTCATGTCCAGGATAACTATAATAAGTACCTCTAGCTTCTGAGAACTTTTCAGTACGAGCCATAGGTTTTCCGGTGTCATGAAATAGCAATGCAAGTTTTGTTAGAAGTTGTTGTTCTGTAGTTCTAGAACTAGCAATGTTATCTTCATACCAGCGAATAGTCATTCTTGTGTGTTCTGAAACATTCGCTTCTCGATGATATGGACTGTCTTCAAAAATAACTCGCATAGCATGACCTAACTTAGAAGTCATAACTTTATGATAAAAATTCTCAAATGACATCTTGTTTGTTCCTCTTCTATTTCAATGTATAAAGCTATTATAACAAGTTCAAACGCATTTGTAAATCATTTTTCTTCAAATCATCATTTTTCTTCAAAAAACCATTGCTAATCAGTCACGGAAAAATGATGATTTGAAAAACAGTAATAAAATCAATAACTTAGAACAAGAATGAATAATAAAAATAGTAATAAAATCAACTACTTAGAAAAAGACTAACTACAAAGTGAAGACGAAAATCTATCATTTGATGATGATGGCTTTGACTAGATGCTAAGCATCTAGTCAAATGATAAAAGAGAGAGAGTACAAGACAATCTACATAATCATCTACAAGGAGGGAGAAACTGAATAATATATATACCCTTAGTCTGTCAGTTTTTGTTTCCACATAAATGACATAAAAATGTCATATTTTAGTATTTCCTCCACATAAAATGAATATGAGATTTTTATCAACTGTTTGATAAATAATATATTATTAAAGTAAAATCTTTATATCATATATGCTAATTTCGTTCCGTCACTTTCTACAATTATCAGAAGACATTAAACATCTCATTGAAGAAATAGACCCAGAAGTCAGACGAAATCGTAAAAAGATGATTGACTATTATCTAAAGTTGAACAACTATTCATATTGGAATGCTGAACATGCAATGGAAGTTGCAAAGTTATCACGAGACTTTGGAAAGCATTTGGGATTGGATGCGAATAAACTAGCTTATTCAGCACTTACACATGATAGCGGGAAGGTTCATGTTGATAAGATTGTTCTTCATAAACCTGATACGTTATCTGAACCTGAACGAGTTCATATTGATACTCATGCAAGTAAAGATGAAGATATCAAACATCTAAAACATTTGACTGGGGAACAAGGTAACTATGCTAGACTTGCATTACGTTATCATCATACAAGACCGTCAGACCTTGACAAAATGGCAAATGATGGAAAGCTAACAAAAGATGAAGTTGAAGTTATCAAAATCATTACTATATGCGATATCTTTGAAGCTCTTGTATCAGAAAAAAGACCATACAAAAAACCTATTACTAAATATGATGCATTAGTTCTGA